CGGCTACGGCTCCGGCTCCGGCTACGGCTCCGGCTCCGGCTCCGGCTACGGCTACGGCTCCGGCTCCGGCTCCGGCTCCGGCGAGTGAATGAGGAGGAAACCATGATCAAAAATCTGACCCCGCGCCTGGCGGAAATCGGGCGTATCAAGATCGGCGGCGTTGGCGAGGAACGAACCTCCCAGGCTGGTGGGAAGTATCGGGCCCCGGTCAAGTATGACTGCTTCGTTATCACTGGGATGAACCGCGGCAAGGACGGCAACTTCGAGCGTGATCAGGCTGTCCATGCTCAGGTGGGCGAGAAGCCCACGGAATTGGAGATCGTTCTCCTTTACAACGAAGAACCTGGCAAGGAGTCCCTGAACTTCCGGACGCAATACGCTTTCTACCAGGGAAAGAAGTGCCTGTGTCGTGGTGATGGAGAGAAAGGTATCGAGGTCGTTGACTTCAATACCGGTGAATACAAAGAAGTCGGCTGCCCCTGCAACCGGCTCGAGCTGGACAAGAATCCCTGCAAACCTCACGGGGTTCTGAATTGTCTGCTCCGATCGGCCGAGATCGCCGGCGGTGTGTGGAAATTCTCTACCACCAGCTGGAACAGCATCAGCAATATCATCGGATCCTTGAAGTTCCTGACCGCCTGCACGGGTGGGAAGCTGGCCGGAATTCCCCTGACCATGAAGTATTTCAAGAAAGCAACGTTCACCCCCAAAGGTGACCCGACCACGATCGGCGTCGTTGGTCTGTTCTTCAAGGGCTCTCCGGTTCAAATGCTCGAGGCTGCCATCAAGACCGAACGCATGCGCCTTGAGGCCGGGATCCGGATGGACACCCTGGCCATTGAAGTCCGCAAAGATTTCGAGCGGGGCAAAGCTGACGAAGAACCTCTTGACCGTGACGAGATCGAGGAATTTCACCCCGATCAGGCTGGCCAAGCTGACCCGGAAAAACCTCGGGAAACGTTGGCGGACGCTCTGGCCAAGAAAGCCCAGGCTCGAAAGGCTGACCCGGTTGCGGAAGCTGAAACCGTTCCGGCGGTCCCGGTCACTCAGGCGGATCCGGCTCCCGTTGCCCAGGAAAAGCCCATAGACAAGGCGCCTGAAAAGACCCAGGAAAACCCCGCGGAAAAACCTCTCCGCCATTTTGCCTGCGCTGTTTGTGCGGCAACGATCACGGATCATAACCTTCCGGAAAAATGTCCCAAGTGCCCGGGATCTGCCTTTAAGGAATTCAAAACCCTGAAGGAGGCCCAGGCTTACGCCCCCCCAAAGTCCACAACTGCCTCGGCTCCGGCCAATCCTCCCGCGTCTGCCCGTTCTGAGGACGGGGAAAAGAAAGCCATCGTTGACGAGATCCTGAAGCTGCGGGCCGCTCACAATATCGGCGGCGGGGCGTTCGTGATCTATGTGAAGAAGGCCACCAACAAAACGGAAGTCAACGCCGACAAGTGGACCCTCGAGGAAACCGTTGCTGTCCGTGATGTGATCCGTCAGATCAAAACCCAGAACCAAGGACAGGGGGCCCAGGCATGAACCAGAACCCTCAAGCGAAAGTAGAATTCATTTCCCCTTCAAAGCTCGAGTCCTTCCGCCGGTGCCCGCGTCGGTTCCGGGATGAGAAATTCACGGAATCACCAGCAACGAAATTCGGCGGCTGCGTTCATGCCGGCCTGGCTGAATTCTTCCGCGGTCACAATTTCTGGGATGGATACAACGAAGCGGCGAAGCTGGCCGGCGTTGGTGAAGACTATCGGGCCCGTGCTGAGAAGTGTTACCTGGCCGTCCGGGAATCTGAGCGGTTGAATATCAACCCTGACAGTATCGTTACCATTGAATCTGAAGACGGGGAAGTCTCCTTCAACTTCAAGGACGGCAAGAAAACCTTCTTCCAGGTCGAGGTTGTTCCTGGCGTGTGGGGCTTGCGTGGTGGCATGGATTTCGTTGATGTGATGGAGGATGGGACCTTCCGGATCATCGACTGGAAGACCGGGCTCACCGAACAAGAGGACGATCTCCAGCTGACGTGTTACGCCCTGGCTGCTTACCTCAAGTATCAGGTGTCTCAAATTGAAGTGGCGTTCTTCGGGCTCGAGAAGGGCGGCGCGTATCGATCGACCAGGTGGGATGAAGAATCGTTAAAGTCTGCGGCAACGTATCTGGACGGTCTGGCGTCTGCGTTCCTGGCTGCTCACAAGGACAAAAACAACCCGGAAAACTTCCCGGAAATCCCCAACAAGTTCTGCGATTACTGCTCTCTGAAATCCAAGTGCGCGGCTTTCAATCAACAGGTCGCGGCACCCCCTAACCCTCAGCTGTATGAGATCGAGGCGAAGATCGAGAACCTTCCCGCCATCATGGAAGCGTTCGAGAAGATCACCGCCATCAAGAAGGCCGCGGAATCGTTTGAGAAGGATCTCAACGAGAAGCGGAAAGCCCTGCTCCGGGAACATGGTCCCCAGAAGATCAACGGGCGCCTGGTGAAGGCCATCGAATATACCACCGGCTACGATTACCAGGTCGGGGAAATCTTCGTGAAGGCCCAGGAACTGATCGGCCGGCCACCGTTCGAGATTTTGAAATTCGATTCCGGCGCGTTTGGGGATCTGTGTAAGTCGTTGCCGGACCAGAAGAAAGCCCTGGAGGCCCTGGTCAAAGAGCTGCGGACCCCTGCCGGGAAATCCGTGAAGGTCACCGCGTCGATCGCCAAGGACGGGGATGCAACGGAGGCTGTGGCGTGAAGGTCATCAACTGGAAGTGCCGCGTCTGCAACCAACCCGTGAAGACCATGCTGTCCCGTGACATTGACCGGGATCGCTGGGAGAAGAAGATCTAGGAAAACCCTGTGTGCCATGACTGCAAGAATCCGGTGACCGCTCAGGCGCCGGCAAAGAAAAAGGAGGGATGATGTTCTGGTTCTGGGGATACAAAAACATTTGGGGAGCCAAGGTAGTCAAAATCTATGGCGGCGACATGACCCCGATCTGTGAAGCTCAGTTAAGCCCCTTGATTGTTTTCGTTGCCAATCCATACCAGGCCAACAATTACGAAGAAGCAGAATCGTTGCTTGATTCAAAACTATCAATTTCTCACAAAGGAAAACAGGAGGAAACCATGAAGAAAGCCAAAGAAACCAAGGAGACAACGGCCGCGGCTCCGGTATCGGCTCCGGCTGCTCAGGTCGTTCCGGAACCCAAGGTGGTGGTGCGGGAAACCTATGAACACCTATTCACTGCTTTCACCCAGAAGGAAATGTCGGAACGCTCGGACGAACTGGCCCGGAAAACTCTGGACCTGGAGACTATCCGGAGCCGTAAGGCTGCTGTCCAGTCGGAATACAAAGCCAGGGAAACCGAAGTTGCGGCCAGGTTGAAGGTCCTTTCCACCGACATCAGCAACCGCGGTGAAGAGCGGCGGATCCGCTGCGAATGGCGGCTTAACGTTCCCAAAGAAGGCAAGAAGACCCTGTATCGGATGGATACCCTGGACGCCGTTCGTGAGGACGACATGACCCCTTCCGATCGCCAGCTGACGCTGAATGATATTGAGACTCCTGACAAGTCCGTGGAGGACAAGCTCAAGAAGGCCGGCGAGGCTGTTCAGGAAGCTGCTGACGCGATTGCTGAAGCAAAGGAGAGTGAATAATGGACCCCTGGAAACATCGATCTGATGGCATGCGCTGCAAAACCTGCATGTGGTTTGTTGGGAAGGCTTCCGGTGGAATAGCTACCACGCTGGCCGGAGTCGACAAGCCTGTTATCCACATGGGCCGTTGCCGTCGTCATGCTCCAACCCTGAGCGGGTATCCGGCTGTTTTCGTCAACGACTGGTGTGGTGATCACAAGCTGGATGAAAACAAGCTCCCTGAAAATCAACGAAGCGTATCGGCTGAGGAAATCGGGCCTTCAAAGGCTATCCCTCCTATGGGCTATCGCTCGGAAGTGCCTTGGTCTGCTCCCCCTGCCCCTGAGGGCATGTATCGGAAGACCAGCGAGGACCAGGAATTCTAATGCAACTCCGCCCCTACCAACAGCGTGCCGTTGAATCTCTCCGGGAGTTGTTTCATTCCGGTCATTCTCGGCTGCTGCTGGTGGCCCCCACCGGCTCAGGGAAAACCGTGATCGCTGCTCATCTGGTGCGGTCTGCGGTTTCCCTGGGCAACGGTGCCGCGGGCGTCTTATTCCTGGCTCATCGGAAGGAACTGATTGACCAGGCATCATCAAAGCTGACGATCTCTGGCATCGAACACGGCATCATCATGGCCGGTCACCCCTTTACGCGGAACCCGGTCCAGGTGGCCAGTATTCAGACGTTGGCGCGTCGAGTCGGACCCAGACAAACCCCTGAAATGGAGGCTTTCCTTTTGGGGGTAAAGCTGATCATCGTCGATGAAGCTCATCATGCAAGCGCGGCGTCTTATCAGGAGATCATCTCCCTTTTCCCGGAAGCCACGGTGATCGGGCTCACCGCCACCCCGTTCCGATCAAACGGGCAAGGCTTAGGGAGTGCGTTCCAGGCTGTCACGCGGGTCGCGGGCATATCGGAACTAACGCAACTTGGGTATCTCGTCAACGCCAGGTATTGGGCTCCGTCCGCCGTTGATATGACGGGCGTGAAGACAGTCCGCGGCGATTACTCGGAAGCCGACAACATGGCCCGGGTCGATAAACCCAAGATCATTGGAGACATTACTGCCACCTATCAGCGGGTGGCAAGCGGAAAGAGAGCTATCTGCTTCGCGGTCAACGTTGATCACTCCACGCGGCTCGCGGGGGCGTTTAACATGGCTGGGATTCCAGCAGCTCATCTAGACGCAAACACCAGCAAGGAAGAGCGGACCCGGATCCTGGCGGACCTGGTGGCCGGTCATCTTCTGGTGGTCTGTAACTGCGGAATCCTCTCGGAAGGTTATGACAACCCGGCGGTTGAGGTTTGTATCCAGGCCAGGCCAACCGCCAGTTTATCCCTCTATCTACAGCAAATCGGAAGAGTTTTGAGACCCCACCCAGGGAAGGGCGAGGCTCTGATCCTGGACCATGCCGGCAACCTGGCCCGTCATGGGTTTGCCTCGGATGTTTATGACGTTGATCTGTCTGAAGGCTTGTCGGCTCCGAGTAAGCGGGCGCCGGCCGGCCTGGCTCTCCAAACGTGCGCGAAGTGTTACGCGGTTCTGCCAAAGTCGGCAACAGAATGTCCCTGCTGTTGGGAAAAACTCGAGGGGAAAACCATGATCAAGCCCCCACCCGAAAAGAAGGGATCCCTCGAGGAAGTTCGCCCCGATCTGATCCAGAAGTTTCGGTCTGAAGGTCTCGAGCAACGAGTCAGTTTCTTACGCGGCGTCCAGAAGGTGGCCCTGGAGAAGGGATACAAACCAGGGTGGGCGGCGTTTCGGTTCAAAGTTAAATACGGGCGATGGCCCAGGAAAGAGGAGTATGCGGCATGATCGAGGAAAAGAAGGCGGACGCGAAGCGCTTCATTGTCACTCAAAAACCTGGTGATGCTTATCCATGGCGAGTGATAGATCTCCTTGACGGGTCCCTGTTCGCCCGGATGCAAGAGTCTTGGCAGGCTGAGCGGATCGCGGAGACCATGAATAGATGAGCCAGACGAAACCACGGAAGCCCGCAAAAACCTTTCTTCGACAGTGGACCATACAGAATGATGAGCTTCTTCGAGCTCGTTGGGAACTTCTGAGGGCTCTGATTGAATCCAGGGAATCAAGGACAGTTGCCTACCTCGAGTTCCGTTACCTGGCGGCGGCTCCGTTGCCTTTGGCGTTTTCTGAAGCGGCGGCCGCTCTCAACTGGGCGGTTCATCATTGTCTGGCCAAGGTGGTCACCATGGGAGTATTCACCGTTGTAATGGAACGGGTTGAGATTGCCCCCCACCAGGATCGGCCCGGCGAGTCCAGGGTGTGCCGGTGCGGCAAGATTTTCACCCCAAACAAGGAATTTCAAAAGCATTGTAACTCAGCGTGTCAACAGGCTTTCAACTATAGGAAACATCATCCCAAGAGCGCAACCAAGAATCCAGCCAAGGGAAAGAAGGTTTCCAGCGATGCTCGAGCATGAAATCCAGCAACGTATTCTCCTGGCTATTGGCTCTTTGCCTGGTCTGAGGGTCTGGCGCAACAATTCCGGGGCCCTGATCGATGAGCGGGGGAAGCTCGTCCGGTTCGGTCTCCAGGGATCCGCGGATATTCTCGGGATCATCGCCCCGTCTGGTCGGTTTCTGGGTATCGAAGTGAAGTCTGCAACCGGCCGGCAAACTCCCCAGCAGAAGAATTTCCAGAGCATGGTTGAATCTATGGGCGGGGTCTATATCCTCGCCCGGTCAGTAGAGGAAGCAATGGTATGTCTCAAGACAATCATGGGGTAAAAAGACTGCGCGTCCTTGACCTGTTCTCAGGGATTGGCGGCATCTCTCTGGGTCTGCATAGATCCGGAATGACAACGGCCGCATTTTGTGAGATAGAGCCGTTCCCGCGAGCCGTCCTTGCCAAAAACTTTCCGGGGGTAAAGATTTATGACGACGTTAAACTTTTGTCATCTTACATTCTCAGAATGGATGGGGTTGTCGGCCCCGGAAGATCCATCGATGTTATTGCCGGAGGGTTTCCCTGCCAAGACATTTCCGTTGCCGGGAAAGGGGCTGGAATTAAAGAGGGAACAAGGTCCGGTCTCTGGTTTGAAATGCTCCGACTTGTCCGAGAAATTAGACCCCGGTGGGTTGTGGCTGAGAATGTTCCTGCTCTCCGAACTAGAGGGGCTGACCGGGTTATTGCTGACCTGGAAGAATCCGGCTACTCCGTCTGGGCGTCCGTGGTGGGTGCTTGGGCGGTCGGGGCTCCGCACAAAAGAGACAGAGCCTGGATTGTGGCCAACTGCCCGGGCGAACGATGCGGAGAAGCGTGGGGAAATATCGAACGATCCGAGGAACGGACTTCCGGCAATGGCCAGATGACAGACTCCGAGAGCCAACAAGGTGGACGGGTATTCTTCCCCGGAATTCACGGAAACCCTGGGGCAACAGGTTCGAGAGAATTGGTTGACCCCCAAGGCATCGGACGGCCGAGAGAAGGGAACAACGTCCGGGGATTCGATAACGGTTCAGGCGAGGCAATGGCCGACACCGAACAAGTGCGACGGGGAACGCGGTCCGGAAACAAAGGAAACCAAGTCGGCGCGGAACTCGGGCGGGGTGAATCTAATCACGGCTGCGGCGTCGAGCTGGCCAACCCCGGCGGCTCAGGATGGCAAGAACGACACTTTTCCTCCATCCCAAATGACGCGGGATACGGTTCCGGGGGCCGTAATGCGTGGCCTTCCAGGCCCGGAGAGCAACAACACCAATGGGAAGCCCCGCGGCTCTCTGAATTCTCGGTGGGTGCTGCAACTGATGGGGTATCCACAAGACTGGTGCGATTTGCCAACAGAAACGCTCTCAAAGCTGCGGGGAACTCGGTAGTTCCTCAGGTCGTTGAATTGATTGGACGGGCCATTATGTCTATGGAGGTTTCCAATGGGTGACAATCATGGGGTGACACCGGGTATCTTGTCCCGGCTCACCTCTATCAAAATAACTACCGCTGGTTGGCAAGCGTGCTGCCCTGCTCATGAGGACAAGAAAGCGTCCTTATCCGTGGCTGTCGGCAAGGACGGGAAGACCGTGCTGCATTGCCAGGCTGGATGTTCTGCTGAGTCGGTCCTTTCTGCTCTGAGTCTTACCATGTCCGATCTGTTCCCGCCGAAAGAAGACAAGCCCAGAAGCCGGATCGTTGCTACCTATGATTACCTGGACGCGTCCGGCAAGCTGCTTTTCCAGGCGGTCCGGTTTGATCCCAAGTCTTTCCGACAACGCCGGCCGGATCCCGACCAGGCGGATAAATGGATCTGGAATCTGAAGGACGTGGACCTGGTTCTCTATCGCCTGCCTGAGCTGCTGGCTTCTCAGGGAATGGTGGTTGTGTGTGAGGGGGAAAAGGATGTTGATAACCTGCGGGCCCTGGGTTTCACGGCAACGTGTAATCCGATGGGCGCGGGCAAGTGGAGATCCTGGTTTTCAAACACCCTCAACGGCCGGGATGTGGTGATCGTTGCCGACAAAGACAATGCGGGCAAGAAGTTTGCCGGCCAGAAACACGCGGCCCAGGTCCGGGACAATCTCCATGGGAAGGCTGCTTCTGTTGTTGTTCTCGAGCTGCCAGGCGATGGTGTGAAGGATGCTTCTGACTGGATTACCCAGGGCGGAACCCGGGAAGCGTTCCTTGAACTGGTTCGGACGGCTCCAGAATGGAAGGAGCCCGAAGAGAATTCCGCCGGCCAGGCTGAGGAGTCTCCGGCGGATCCGGCCGGCCAGGCTCCCGAGGCTCCCGAGTCTTCTGACCCTGAGCCCGGGCCCAAACAATCACCGAAAAAGAAGGTTCTCCCTACTGAAGTTGAACGTCTTATGTCCCTGGCTCTCGAACAAATCGATCTTTTCCGGACCGCGGTCGGGGCTCATGCCACCGTTCCAACAACGTCCGGCCGGCAAAACCTGCTCATCCAGTCGCCGTCTTTCCGCTGGTGGCTGATGGCTTTGAACCAGGCAACGTTTTCAAAGTCCCTGAGCGATACGAACGCCCGCCGGATCTCTGATGCCATTGCTGCTCAAGCGGAATTTGGTCCCAAACAAGCCCGGATGGAAAACCTTTTCGTCCGTGTCGGTCACCTGGACACCCCGGAAGGGTTGAAAATATATCTGGACCTTTGTGATGATGCCTGGCGTTGCATCGAGATCACCGCGGACGGCTGGCGGATCATCCAGGATCCTCCGGTGAAGTTCCGGCGCTCCAAGTCCATGCTGCCCCTCCCGGAACCTGTGACGGGCGGATCCCTGAACGAACTGCGGCCGCTCATCAACTGCCACCAGGATGAATCATGGATTCTCACCCTTGCCTGGCTGGTCGGCTCACTTCATCCCAAGGGCCCCTACCCTGTTCTGATCCTCCAGGGAGAACAAGGGACCGCAAAATCAACCATGTCCAGGCTGCTCCGCGGGATCATCGATCCGAACCTGGCCCCGATCCGCTGCATACCCAAGGAAGATGAAGATATTTTGATTGCTGCTCACAATTCCTGGGTCATCTGTTTCGACAACCTCTCAGGGATTCCCGATCGTCTGTCTGACATTTTCTGTCGCCTGGCCACCGGCGGCGGGTTCTCGAAGCGGGAACTGTATACCAACAACGAAGAATCAATCACGGAAGCCACCAGGCCGCAAATCCTGAATGGTATTGATGACGTTGCCCACCGCGGAGACCTGAGAAACCGGGCCCTGATCCTGAACCTGGACCCGATTCCCGATACTGCCCGGAGAGAAGAGCGTGTCATCATGGCCGAGTTTGAAGCCGCCAGGCCGCGGATCCTTGGGGCTCTGCTCTCTGCGGTTTCCGTTGCTCTGAAGAATCACAAGCCAGAGGCTGGTCCCCCTGAGGGAGTTCCCAGGATGGCCGACTTTGCCAACTGGGTGATTGCTGCCGAGGCTGGTCTTGAAATGCCCAAAGACACCTTCATCCAGACCTATCGGATCTCGGCCGCTCATGCGGTCGAAAACGCTATTGAAAGCTCGCCTCTGGCGAAGGCTATTCAAGAGTTCGCCGAAGACAAGAAGTATTGGGGCGGAATGGTCAGTGACCTGCTGGAGGAATTGAATAAAATTGCTCCGGAAACGGCGAAGAAGAGAAGAGACTGGCCGGCCGACTCCACTCGGTTATCTGGAAAAATTCGCCGCATTTTACCGGATCTCCGGACGCTTGGAATCAACATTGATTTCACCCGGCAAAAACGAGGAGTCAGGGCCGTGGTCACCTTTGACCAGGATGGCGGGGAAAAAGGTGTAGCTGAAAACTTAGCTACACCCAGCTGCACCACCCATGAAACAGGCATTAAAGCAGGCGACAGATCCAAGGGTGTAGCTGGTGTAGCTGATTTCTCCCTTTATACAGAAAAAGAAGAGAAAGAAGAAGGGAAGAGGGATGGCGAGGGGGCAAAAAAGGATGGAGAAGAAGAAAAGGGAAAGGAAGGGGAAAATAGCTACACCAACTACACCAAACCATCAGAAGCAGGCCAGGAGCAAGAATCAGGTGGGGTGCTGCTAGGTGTATCTAGAAACCAGCTACACCACCCAGGCGAAATTATTTCAGACCAGGAAGGACGAATTTAACCATGCCCGAATTGACTACCAAATCCCCAGTCTCCCCCATAGAGACCATACTCTTCTGTAACCGTTCTGGTGTCTCTCTGTGGGTTGAAGGAAAAGAACCTGATTTTACTCTGGGGTTCCGACCTGTCCCACCAGGCAACGTCGTTGCCATGTTGCGGGAAAACAAGGCCGGAATCATCAAAATTCTCTCAGGGACAACAGAACTCTCTGATCTCTGTCTGGAACTAATCCCAGTGATACCAGAAGAAGCTGGGAAGCGCTTGGACTCTCTGCTCGAGGATTACGTTACCAAGGACGGGAAGGAGCCGACCAGGGACAAACTGGTCAACGGGATTTTGATGGCTTACTGCTGCTATGTGAACCCTGATTACCCTGCCTGTGTCCTTGGCGGGAAGACATGGAAGGAGTATCAGGCACAAGTGAGAAGAGACCAGAAGGAAGCCAGGGAGAAGAAAGAGTGTGTCGGGCTCGAGGAGGTGACGGCGTAACCATGCCAAGGAAGAAACTTCCTCCCGATCCCAACAAGAAGCAGGTAAACAGACCAGACCATAAAATCCCTGCCTTCAAGAAAGTCATGGCCAAGGTGATGAGAGACCAGGGAATGTCTTTACGGGCGATTGCCAAGAAGCTCGGGGTTTCTCATGTCGGAGTTAAAGGGGTCCTGGATAGCGGCCTGGATGAGATGGAAGAGGCAACGGCGAACGAACTTAAAAAGAAAACCTCTTCCGATCTTGTGTTGATCAGCTCATCTATTCTGGCTGAGCTGAAAGAACCTGGCGTAATCGAGTCCGCAAACTTCAAGGACCTGATGATCGGCCTGGGCATTGCCATTGAAAAGCAGCGACTCCTTGATGGCGAGTCTACCAGCAACGTTTTCTCGTTGATCTCCATGCAGATGCAGGCGGACCGCCCCGCGGGGAAGGTGATTGAGGTCCAGAAGAACCAGCCCGATCGGCCGGCCACTCTCCCGGAACCTGGTGAGGTCGTTACGATTTCTCAGCCGGCGGAAGGTGCAAAGGTGCCCCGCTCCAAAGGCGAAAAGTGATGCACGTTCCTACAATGTCACAATGTTATCAATTCGCCCCTGTGTTGATGAGCGTTTCCGGGACGTCCGATACTCTTAATTATGTAAACCTTCCTGGGCAAAACCGGAATCCGCCAGCGTTTCATGGCAACGGCATGGTGTTTTTCGGTGGCCCGGTGACCTGCCCCGGAAAGGGCACGGCTCGAACCGTGACATTCTCGGACCCGACCGCCAGGGCCCCGCGGTTCTCGAGGCGGACCCGACCGGACCGACCCGCCGGCCTGGGGGGGGTCCCCTCGCTCCGATCCCGGTCGAGGACCGGGGGTCTATATGCCCCTTCGCACATCGCAAGTGAAATAAAAGGAGGTCCTTCCGTTGGCTGAATCGCTGTCTGATCACGAAGTCTTCACGGTCTCCGCCCTGTTCCTGGCGGCTGTCGTTGGTTTGGCTGGCCTGGTTCTGAGCTGGGTCTATGACCGTTGGCTGGCCCTGGATGAAGAGATCGCCCGTGAGCGGGCTGAGATGCTGGAATTGTTGGAGCGGTCTGCGGCTCCGGAAAAAATGTCTGACAAAAAGGAGGTTTCTGATGGATCCCATGACTGAGCTGGCGCTGTATAAGTCTGCCATCGTGGCGTATTTTTCGGGCAACGCTGAGCCCCTGAAGGCTCTGAAGCGGAAGCTGGTCCGCGTGTGTTCGTGTGGCCAGGTGGTTCCTGTCGGGAGGAAGGATGATCACGTCGGCTGGGTTGATAAGGTGGTGGCGCCTGGTGACCGTGCGGGTAAGGCCGCTCGGGCGTGTATCGTCTGCGGAGTTTTGTTTGTCGGTGATCCGCGGGCGAAGCTGTGTTCTGATGCTTGCCGTGCTGCTCGGATGCGTGAGCATGTGCGGGCGTTCGCGGAGAGACAACGAGGGGCGAAGCGTGAGGTCGGCCTGTGAGCAACGATCCCGTGTGTCTCTGGGCCCAGGCGCCCGGGCGTGATTATGTCTGGGAATCGATGTGCGGGTGCGCGTGGCATTTCCGGTTCGGTGGTCCGAATGAAAACTATTGGAATTTCTGCCCGCAATGTGGGCATAGAATCAAGCAGGTAGAACCTGCGGAAGGAAGTTAATAGTATGAGAAACAAAGGTCCCATCCCGTTTTCCAAGGGTATCCCGGGTCTGCCGGCGGGCGTCCGTGCTGTGATGATTGAAAAACCTTCGGGCCCCGGTGGCAAGGTCCGCCAGGCGCGGATCGTGTTCGAGGCTGCGGACGGTAGTGATGAGGTTCAATTTCGGCTGGAACTCGAGGGGGTTCAGCCTGGTCAGCTGTCTCCGGCGGCCCGGAAGAATTCGGCGTTCGGGCTGGCTGCTCGGGCGTTCACGTTCCTGAAGACAACGCTCGAGAAACCGGAGGGTGAGCCGGCGGAGAAGTCTGATGCTCCGGCTGATCCGGCGGCCGCTGAGCTGGGCCGGGTGCCGGTCATGCCGTCGGGGGAATGATGGCAACGGAAACGGCGAGGAAGAAGTATCACCCCCGCAAGGGGGAAGCCCGTCCGGGAAAAAATTCACTTCCCCAGGCGGCGATCGACGCGACACCTGGCCAGGGGAATCCGCTGATCCGGTGGCGTGAGGATCCGGTAATGTTCGTCCGGGAAGTGCTGGGGGTGCGGCCGTCTGCGGAGAATCCCCGGTTGGATATTACGCCTCAGCAGATAAAGGGGCTCGAGGCAATCCGGGACCTGGTGAAAGCCAGGGTGATGAAATACAACGGTGAACCGATCCCGCCGGAGCTGGCTGAGTATGTGGGGAAAAGGGGGTTGAGTATCACGTCTGGCCAGGGGACCGGAAAGGATGGGTTTGCGGCCTGGGTGCTGATCTGGATTCTGGTTTGTTTCCCGCGGCCGAAGGTCATGGTCACGGCGCCGGCGGCTCACCAGATTGAATCGATCACGTTCGCGGAAGTTTATAAGTGGCTCAACAGACGCAACGAGAAGGGTGATCGGATCTGTCCGCTGTGGCAGTTGATCACGGTGCAGACGCAAAAGATTTTCCTCAACGAGACCGGAGGCAAAGACACATTCATTGAAGGGCGGACGGCACGGCCGAACGCGAGCGCTGAGGAACAGTCTGAGACTCTGGCCGGTCGGCATGAAGATTATTTCTTCGTGCTGGCCGAAGAAGCGTCTGGTATTCCGGATCCGGTTTTCAAGCCACTTGAGGGAACCATGACCGGGAAATGCAACCTGGAGATATTGATATTCAACCCGACCAGGCGGCGGGGATACGCATTTAACAGTCAGTGGGGACAGAACAAGGACCAGTATATCAGGCTCCGGTGGGACGCTGAGGAAAGTCCGATCGTTGATCAGGGCAACGTGAAACGGATGGCGGAGAAGTATGGCCGCTCGAGTAACACGTTTCGGATCCGCGTGAAGGGGCTCCCGCCGCTCTCAGAGGATGGGACGCTGATCCCGTGGGATTGGGTTGATCAGTCGTTTGAATCTGAGTTCGAGGTCCCGGAGGACACGCCCCTGGTGATGGGTGTGGACGTTGGCCGGCAAGGGGATCCTTCCGTGGTGGTGCTGAGGCAGGGGCCGAAGGTCCGTAAGCCTGTGGAAATAAGGCGGGATGACACAACGGAACTGACGGGGATCCTGCTCGGGATAATCACGGACGAGGAACCGGAGGCGGTTTTCCTTGATGTGAATGGACTAGGCTGGGGTGTTTATGATTTGCTGACAAAGCTGACGTCAAGGGTGATCATCCCGGTCAACGTCGCGGAATCGGCAACGGATTCGGAAAAGTTTTACGGTCTGCGGGATGAGCTGTGGTGGCGGTGCCGGGAAAAGTTCGAGGCGGGCCTTCTCCAGGTTGATCGGGATGAAGACCTCCAGGGGGAGCTGACGAACCCGCGGTATGAGGTTGGTCCGGACGGCCGGATCAAGGTGGAGTCAAAGAAGAGTATGAAAAACCGGGGGCTCCCGAGTCCGAACAAGGCGGACGCTCTGTGTCTGACGTTCACCTGGCCGGATGAGAATTTCAAGAAGAAGAAGCCCGGGGCGGACGGGTTGAAGCTCCGGGGGAAGATATGGCGGCCGGCCGTGAAGCACGGTTGGATGGGAAAATAAGGAGGGTGACATGCCTGGAATGAAACTGCTCAGGACGGGATTGATTACAATGGGCCCCGGGAAACAACATTTCCATTTACTGGTGATCGACGCCGCGGCCGGTGCGGGGGTCACGTCTGAGGACCAGGGCCACCGGCATGAGATCAGAAATATCAACGGTCCGCTGACGCCTCAGCCGCAAATCGGGCCCGATGGCCAGCCGGCTCTGGGTCCGGACGGGGCTCCGGTGATGGTGGCGCCACCGCTCCCGGAATTCAGTCTCGAGGACTGGATGCTGGTCCCTGCGGAAGATGGTCACGTCCATGAGATTCAGGAGATCGTTGCTTCGGAAGAGGTCGGGGAAGATGAGGCGGAAGTCTCGGCTGAGTGCGTGAAGATGTTCCTCTCTTGCATCGATCGGGAGACCGTGAGCCGGGGCATGGAAGACGAGAGCGAATCGTTTTACATGGGGGATCAGTGGGAGCCCGGGATCAAGAAAGCGCTTTTGGATTCCGACCGGGCGGCCGTGACAGTGAATCTGTGCGAGGGCGTGGTTGATGATCTGGTGGGATACATGCGCCAGAACCGGCGCGATTTCATGTGTCTGCCCACGGAAGGGACCGACCAGAAGACCGCGGACCTGTGGACCCTGATCCTGAAAATTATCTCGAGCAACGTCAACCTGGACGCTGAGGAAGATATGGGGTTTGAGGACCTGGTGGTGATGGGCCGGGAAGTTTATAAACTCTACAAGGATGAGACCGGCATCGATCCGGAACTGGCCGTCAACCGCGTGATTCCGCGGGATACCTATTTCGGATACCACGAACGGGTTGATATGCGGGATTGCCATGTGAAGGTATTCGCTCGTTGGATGGATGGCCATGAGGTCGAGGAATTGTGGCCGGAGAAGACCGACGCGGTGGGCGTGGTCCGCCAACTGGTGAATGAACCGATCGTGATTGATGACGGTTCCGGCGCCTACTCGAGCAACGTGAATCTGTTCAACCGGGCCCGGAAGGAAGTCCGGGTTTATGAGATTTGGCGCAAGGAATTCGGCAAGCGCCCGCTGATCCGGCTCCCTGATGGAACCGTGATCGACGGGACCGCGTGGAAAACCTCGGAGGCTCGGAAGGTCGGGACCATCCCGGGCGTTGAGATTACCTGGAAACCGCTGGCTCGGAATCGGAAAACCATCATGGCCGGCACGATCCTGCTCGAGGACGTTTACCCGGATCTCCCGGTCGGCGTGGATGGTGAGATTTTTTCGACGTATGCGAAGTTCCGGCGGAATCGCTGGTGGGGGAAGCTCGAGGCGGGCAAGGATCTGCAACGCGAGGTCAACAAGAAACATTCCCAGGGGAACGACGTTACCAATAAGATGAGCCCGTATGGCTATTTCTGGGACAAGCGGACATTCCCCACGGATGCGGCGAAAGAAAAATTCAAGGCCGATGTGAGCAAGCCAGGCTTCATGTGTGAGGTCTCCGATGTGAACCGGCCGCCGAAGATGGCGGAAGGGACGAAGGTCCCCACGGAATTGATCAATGCCATGTCTCACGCAACGGAAAAGTTTTACCAGGTGTTATCACATGACCGCGCCTGGTTGAACGCTCCGCCTGATACGTCGGGTGATGCCCTGGCTGAACGCCGGCGGGCCGGGATGGCCAGCAATGAATTCCTTTTCGACAATCACGCGAAGCTCAAGAAACAGCTGGGCAAGGCCATGATCGCCTGGGTCCAGAAGATTTATACTCCGGATCGCGTGGCCCGTATGGTGATCGGTCGGGCGACTGAGGATGAACAAATCAACGGCCAGGCCGCGACTGATTTCACGATGCAAGACATTGTTGAGATCCTGAAGAACGACGCGACCAAGCTGGATATTACGGTATCGGATTCTCCCTGGTCGGCAACGGCCAGGCGGGCGAACTTCAGCAAGTGGTCCGATCTGCGGAAGGGTGGCGTTCCTGTTCCGAATGATGTTCTCATCGACATGGCGGACATGCCCCTGGCCGATCGTAAGCGGATCAAGGCTTCCTTCGCGGCTCAGCAACAGGCGACTCAGGATGCTGAAAACCAGAAGCTCAAGATGGAATTGGGCAAAACCGCGATTGCCAAGGGGGCCCCGGTCGATGCGGTGGCGAACCTGGGCAAGGGCGGGGCGGGACAATGACGACAAAAATAACAAAGGAAATCAAGAAGAGTCTTGCCAAGGTCCTGGCACAGATGGGTATAATTAAGACAGGATTCACGGGTCAAATTATTTTGAACCTGCAACAGGGCGGGATCTCGAACCTGGAGCGGCGTGAGTCCTTGTAAAGCAGTAAGCCGGATCGGTTGCTTGACCTAAGCAGTTTTTAATAGGAGCCAAGAGCCACCGGGATCGTGGATAAAACCACGGTCTCGGTGGCTTTTTGCTTTCCGGAAACTCCCGAATAGGGACCCGGAAAATATACCGGACACCCTCTACCCGAGGACCGGACAGGAGTTTTCAAGAATGGCGAATGAAAGTGGTGTGGCTGGTGGCGCGGTAGACCCCGGGAACCTTACGGCTCTCGTTGCGGATCTGCCTGACAACGCTCTTGATGAGCATTTGTCAAAGGACGCCAGAGGCGAATTCTCTGACGAAGAAGATGGCTCGAAGGATCCGGCGGACAAACCGGCGGGCACCCCTGACAAGCCTGGCGACAAGGCGGAGATCGAGAAGCGTCTTCAGGAAAAGGAAGCCATGATCGGCAAACAGTCCACGGAGATCGGGACGTTGCGCGGCCAGGTTTCCACCCTGCAAGAACAGCTGCACCAGGTCATCCAGATGATGCGGGCGGGCAAGGATCCTGCCGCGGGACACCCCGGGAAACCGGAACCCAAGGTGGACAAGCTGAGTCCGGATCAATTCTTTGAAGATCCTGAAGGCCATGTTGCGAAAATTGTTGAAAGCATCGTTTCCAAGCTGGTCCCCGATCGAGTGAAGGCGAGCCTGGAAGAGAAGACGAAAGCCCAGACTGAGGAACAGCAAAAGGCTGAGGCGGCCAGGACGGCAACGATTGACGCCGTTATGGCGAAGGTTCCGGCCGAAGAATTCCGGAGCCTGATGCCCACCATCGTTGAAATCCTCGTGGATGATGAGATCGAGAAGGCCGACATCGAGGCTTTTATCAAGGATCCGTTTTCGTTCTCTTCTCGTTCGATCCTCGCCCTGGTGAAACGGGCCAGGCTGGAACAGCAAGTGAAAGGCGGAGGAAAGCCCTCGGGCACCTCTGCGGCTCCCGGTGGTAAAGCTGGCCCCGCCAAAAGTTCCGGGGTGTCCATTACCACGAAGACCGGGCGCGGAACTGAATCCGGGCGCAACGCGGGCGCGGTCTCTGCTGAGCAACTGGCGGAGATGTCGGACGCTGAACTGGACGCCTATTTCAAGCAATTAGGAGGGTAATTACCCATGGGTAAAACCTATTTTTCGACTACCAACGAAGCGTCAAAACAGGTATGGGATGAAAAACTTTTCCGTGAAATGAAGGCGGAAACGTTCTTCGACAAGTTCACCAGCAAGTCCGGTGATAGCATTGTCCACGAAAAAACCGAACTGGAAAAGTCCCAGGGCGATGTGGTCAAGGTCCACCTGATCAAGCAGCTGGTCGGCGAGGGTATCACCGGCTCGTCCGGAAAAACCCTGAAGGGCAACGAAGAAGCGCTCAGCATCACCAACATGAACATTTCCCTTGAGGAATATGGTCATGCCGTTGATTGCGGCGGGCCGCTCCCCAACAAAAGAGTGTTCTTTTCGATCGACACTGAAGCCCGCACCGCCATCAAGGAATGGGGCACCAACAAGATCGACATTCTTCTCTTCAACGCTCTCTTTGGTTCTGCGTTTGTCAAGAACTTCTACGGCGGAACTGCCACCAGCCTGGCCACCCTGACGGCCGCGGACAAGCTGACTCCGACCATGCTGAAGAAAGCCCGGATCTGGGCCCTCAATGGCGGCAACATGACCCAGCAGCCCCTGAAGCCGATCAAGGTCAACGGCAAGGAATACCTGGTCCTGTTGATCCATGACGATGCTCTTTTCGACTTGAAAGACAACGCGGAATATCAACAGGCCATGCGCGAAGCTGCGGACCGTGGCAAGGAAAATCCGATCTTCACCGGCGCCACCGCGATCTATGACGGCCTGGTTATCCATTCCCATGCCCGCTGTCCGATCGGCACCGATGCCGGTTCCACCGCGACGATCCCCTACTCCAAGGGCGTCCTCCTGGGCAAACAGGCGATGGCCATGGCCTGGGGTCAGAGACCTCGCGTTATCCCCGCGGAAGACGATTTCGAGCGCTTCCACTCCTACGGTATCACCTTCATGTGCAAGGCTCAGCGCACCGTGTTTGATGCCAAGGATTGGGCCTGTGTCGGTATTAACGTTGCCCGCACCAAGATCAGCGACGCCTAACCGATTCGCGTAACGATTCCCGGGGGCCAGGGTGACCTGGCTCCCATGCAACAAAACCAGGAGGTTAATCAATGAGCGCTGTGACTGTTACCAAACTTTCGGCTGTCCGTCAGCCCCACACCATCCTTGAAGGATACAAGGGCTATGGTGTCTTTGAAGTGGATTTCTCCAAGTCCGAAAATCAGATCGACATTCCGACCGGCGACACCTACACGATCCAGGTCGCTCCCGTGAAGAAAGGGACCCTGGTCCAGAATGTGTATTTCATCGTCGAGACCGCTGAAGGCGTTTCCATCGCTGCCGAAGTCGGTGATGGTGATGACCCCGATGGTTACATTGACGGGGCCGTGGCCGGGATCGATCTCAATTCCACCGGGTTGTATGTCGGCAATGGTGCCTTCAACGACGCCGGCAACACCGCCAAGGGCAAGCTGTATGCGGCCGATGACACCATCGACATCGTGATCCCCAACTCTTCCGGCAGCACCTACAGCCTGAACTCCGGCAAGATCAAGCTCATCGTTGAGTATTTCCTCACGAAAGGAAACAACCTTGAATAAGCTGAGACTGATCGCGATTGTTCTCGCGGCCGTCTTCTGCCTGGCTGGTTCCGTAAACGCCGCCGGAATCGATTCCTCTGGTAATGGGTTGAGCCAGGCCGATCTGGTGAGCGCTCTGTATAAAGTGCAGAACGCTCTGAACAACTACACTCAGACCAATGTGGGGCTGGCGGTCGGTTCTCCGACTTCTGGCCTGACGATCACGGCAACGCCCACTTACCTGGTCGGGTGTCAGTTTTATACCGCCACCGCTCCCGTGCAGATTTCGTTTTCCTCGGGACACGTGGCTCTTGGTGCCTCTCAGCAATGTATTTTCATGGTCTGCCTGTCTTCTGCTGGTGCCTGGTCCACGGTCCAGGGCCCGATCCTGCCGTCGTATGAGACTGAGAAATATCCGTCGCTGACTGATGCCCAGACCCCGATCGGCGCCGTGAAGGTGGTGACGTCTTCCGTCGGTTCGTTCACCCCTGGCACGACTCTGCTGGGTGCGTCTGGCGTTACCGCAACGTATCGAAGCCTCGCCCGCCGGCCGCTGTCTCTGTCCGGTCTGTAAGATGTGATCCGGGGGCTGGAGAAATCTGGCCCCCGGTTTTCTGATTGGAGGTTGTTATGTCGTCGAGTGATTGGGTTCAAACGAGAGACCAGATTATTTTCCGGGCGTTCCGGATCTCCGGCGTGATCCCCGACGATCAGACCATTTCCGCCCAGAAGCTGGCGGCCGGTGTGACGGCGTTCAATGCGCTTTCAAAGGTTCTCCAGCGGCGGGGGAAAAAGCTCTGGCTGAACTCTTCCGCCTCGCTCAATACCGTGATCGCAACGGACAACTATACCGTTGCTGCGGACGTCCTGGACATTGCTGACATTTGGATTCCTGCGCTCAACGTCCAGGTTCCCCTGGTCCCCGTCCAGGATTGGCTGGCTATTCCGGATCGGTCCACGGCCGGCCAGCCGACAACTGCCTACTGGGACAGGGCAAACAAAAAACTGTATTTGTATCCGGTCCCTGATGCCGCGTATGCAATGACCTACCAGAAGACCCGGCGCCTGTATGATTTCGATGAGGCAAGCGATGAGCCTGATTTCCCTCAACACTGGATTCAAGCGCTGACGTTCGCTCTGGCGGCGGATCTGTCTGCTGAGTATCAAATGCCGGTGGAAGAACGCCGGGATCTTCGGGCCGTCGCGGCTGGGTATATCGACGATGCGGAAGAAATTGACATGCCAGCCGTCGATGAAAGTGGCTTCGTCAAAGGGGCTTACTAATGGGCCAGAAAATTCCCATCCCGCTGGTCGGGCCCGCCTATCTGAATGTTGACCCGCTGTCTCTGAAACAAGGGGCGGCGCTTTTGGTCAACGGGTATATCGATGAACAGGGCTCGCTTTGCGGGCGCCCTGGGCTGGCTGCTTGGAAAACAATAGCACACGGAGCTGCCGGAACCATCAGGGGTTTTTACTGGTGGGTTGAACAGCAACGAATGATCGCCGTTATCGGAGGCAAGGTTTACGCCCTGGCTTCAAAGACTGGCGAATTCGCTTTGATCTCCGGGTCGGTAACTGTCGATGGAACGGATCCGATCGTTTTTGCAACTAACGGGACCTGGCTTTACATGGCCGGCGGCGGACATATTTACCGCTGGAACTTGACCACCTTTGCCCAGGAAACGGATGCTGTCGCCCCAACGTCCTGCAGTCACCTGGTTTACATGGACGGTTATATCATCGCAAACAAAAAAACAACACAGCTCTGGTGGTGGGCTGAACCTGGTGCGCTTCCCACGGATCCGCTTGTGTTCTCTGCGTCGTCACTTTCAGCGGAAAGCAATCCGGATCCGATCCAGGCCATCATGGTCGGCTGGCGGGAACTGTATTTCATCGGCTCCCGATCAGTGGACGTGTTCATCAACGACGGCAATCCGACAACTGTTTTCGCCAGGTTGGACGGCGCAATCATCGAAAAGGGCTGCATTGCTCCTTACTCGGTCCAGAAGGTAGATAACAGTATTATCTGGCTGGATGACACAAAGCGAGTGGTCCAGCTCACTGGCCGGGAACCAGTTCCGATCAGCCAGGCTCTGGACCGGGTGATCACGAATTTAACTTCACCCTGGGACGCCAGGTCAACGATCGTTGACGTGGGTTCGAGGAAATTCTATCTCCTGTCTTTTCCCACCAACGGCCGGACATTCGCCTATGATCTGCTCGGGAAGCAATGGGCAGAATGGGGAATGTGGGATACCGGGACCGAACTGTATACCAGGTTCATCGGGGAAATGTCTCTGACCGTTCCGGAATGGGGTGGTATGCGCCTGATCGCCAGCACGGCATCATCTGAAACTCCGGCCATCCTGGTTGTCTCTCACGGTTTCCAGACCGACAGCGGGAACCTGATCCGGCCGTGCTTCCGGACGATTCACCATACGTTCGGAACCAGCAACCGGAAGCGGGCGGACAATTTTTCGATCTCTATGAAACGCGGAGAATCTGAGGCCGCTGATTCTCTGGGTATTCTGACCAGCACGGGCGTTCCGTTTTCTCCGGATCCTGGCCCGGTGACCGAACCTGAATACGGGGGTGATACTGATGAAACCGTGGTCCCTGATGCTCCGTCTGGTCTTACGGTCAACCAGGTCTCTGAGTCTCTGGCTGTTCCTGCAAGCGGCACGGCGGAAGTTTCCCTTGGGCTTGTGCCTGGTGATGATTATATTTGTTGGCTCGTCAATACTGATCCGGATGCGGGTGCAGAGTATGACGTATCAATTCTGGATTCCGTAACGGAAGCCGCTGTTTATGAGTATCTGAACCTGGACGCGGGCTTGACCGACAACAACTATTTCATTTTCACGGCAACGGACGATCTTGTTTTGCGGATCTCAAATAGAACTGACACGGGCTTTTCCTGCGATGTTCTCTTTAAATTCTCGAAGGTCGTGACGGTGTAGCAATGAAATACTCAGACAGGATCCAGGTCCTTTCCTCTGAGGTTTATTACGGGCAAAACCGCGTCAACGGAAGATTGCGGTTTCATCCGATCGAGGAAATGGTTTTCGATGACAACTTCCTGATGCCTGACGGTGAGGTTGTCCAGGGGATTTGGTGGAAGGATGACGGTGACGCAACGACGCCGGCCGCCCGGAAAGAACCCCGGAACGTTTGCCACCAGGGCAAGGCGTCCTTCACGTTCACCGGTCCTACGTTGATCCTCAGAATCATGGCAAACTGGGAATGGGGAACCGGAGATATTCGGATCGATGGAGTTCTACCGTCCACTATTGTCGGCGCCACTGGCGCCCAGGACACGGTGTGTCACGATACGACAACGGTCGGGCATGGCGGTCAATACTTTGATGTATTGATTGTCGATAACCTGGCGGACACAACCCATACCTGTGAGATTTTTTATAATGAGCCCGCGGACCCGATCACCGGATTCTGTCCGATCGCTGGATGGAAGGAGCGGGAACCGTCCTTCACCCTCGAGTTTGCCGGCTGGCAATTACCCGCAAACACGGAAGACAACAACATTTTTGCCCTGGAATTCTGCAACTATTCCACCAGCGTTTTCCGGAATATCTCCGTTGAATTCGATGCGCTCCTGAAGGACCTGGCCGGCGTTGCGCTCGGAACTGTTACCCAGGCAACCCTGGCTCCTGGTGCAAGTTTTTCCTGTGATTTCTCTCCCGATCTGTCGGGATTCGCCAGTGGGCTAAATGCTGTTGAAGTATCGGTAACGGCCGAATATCCTGACCCCTTGGGGCTGATCGAGTATACCGATAACATTCCGTTGCTGGCCAGTGACCTGGTGAATGTCACCTATACCGGATCGGATTGGACCAGGGACACGGCAACCGGAGACCTGACCGATTCCGGCGGAACCCAGTATGGTGTTACTCTCCCGCGGGCGTTCTCGGAAACGATCGGGGACAAGGCGGCGATGACCGTTGAAGGTGATGAAATTTGGGTGACCATCCAGCATGATTACGGCTGGGGGAAGCTGGATGTTTATTCGGATGGGTCCTTCATCACAACGCTGGACTGTCACGATGAGGACGGGGGCGGGTTCTATCTCGAGCACCATATCACTGGTCTCGGATCCGGAACTCACTCCCTCGAGCTGCGGAATAAAGAAGCCCATGCTGCGCCCTGGTATCGAGTGATTTATACCAGCGTTTCAAAATACTCTGAGGTCTCTGAGGTTCTGACCTGTGATTTCAACGTCCGGGCGGTTCCTCCGTTTGCTCCTGATAATCCTGCGCTGGAAAATGGGGATATTGTTTTTGACCTCCCGATCGCCACCCAGGAAGACCTGACGCTCCCGCGGTCCAACACCGGAATCACGGAAGTGAGGACCTATTGCCGGTTCCCCACCTTCGCGGTTTATTACTCCACCGGGATGTTGGACATACTCCGCGATTATGACATTGTGATCGTCGATGCGATGGGTGTTACCCGCCAGGACGTGGCGTTTTTGCAGAGCATGGGAATCCAGGTCATTGTCTATACCTCGTTCGGGGAAGAGAATGGAACGCTGAAAACCCTGTTTAATGCCGCTTCCGGGAAAGCCCCCTGGACAGGTGACGGCACCGGGCCCGGGGGATATGCCGGGTATTACATGAAGGGCGGCCAGGCTGCCGGCGAGTGCAATGAATGTGTCTTCGATCGTCAACGGCTCGAAGGCGTGAAGGCTTGCGCGAAAAGCAATTATCGGTATCGTGCTGGTGTCGGTCGGTGTGGTCCGTGCTGCGGGAATGATTGGCGGACCGGATACAAAACCAAGCGGGCCGGCGGGGAGTGCGGGGCCGGTCATACAAAATTAACATACTGGAATCGGGACAGTCTGAACGGGTGCTTGAATTCGTCATGTCCGGACTATGATCCTCTCAACGCCGGATGCCCTGAGTATGAGAAGGGAACGAACTGGCTTCAGGATTTTTCTCTGACTGACGTGGACTATCCCGATGAGAACGGTATCTGGGGTTCGTTCTTCACGGATTCGACTGACTCCACCTGGAGGGACAGGCTCCGGGATTATTACCTTCGTATAGCGTTTGAGCCTGGCGTTGAAAAGGTCCGTGTTCCGGTGACCCTGATCGAGGTGACCACGACTTCCGGCACGGCCCTGGGGTTCCTGGTTCCGGAAGCGGACCCGCCGCTTGATGAAGATGAGCCCATGCTACTGGTGGATTCCCTGGGCAACGAGTTTGCCGCTGAAGCCGATTATTCGATCGATTGTCACCTGGGATATGTGATCATTCATCCGTCGCTTTCCTTTGGCGGGCCGACTCCAGCCGCCGGCCATACTCTGTATTTTTCCTACACAACGCGAGGGCTCCAGGCTGACGGGATCTTCATGGACGTTATTGGAACGATCGACGTTTATCAGTCGGATACCTACAAGCAAGGAATGATCGACAATATCCGGTATCTGAAGGGGCTCTATCCCGACAAGATTTTCGTTGCGAACCGCGGATTCTCAATGCTCCCGGACATTATTGATTGCTGTGAGTATGTCATGTTCGAGACCTTTCTCAGTGATTACAACTGGGAGACCGGGGAATACTCGCTGATCACGAATGAAGCTGATATTGAGTGGAACAATCAAATCACGGAAGACCTGAAAGAACTGCGCCGGACGGCCGTATTTGATGTGCTGGCGTTGAATTACTGCCTGAACTCGGACACCGCTCTGAAACAGGAAATATACGACGAGTGCCGCTCTCGGGGCTGGTTGTGCTGGACAAGCAATATCCTGCTCAACGATCCCCAGGCCAACGACGAAATCACGTCCGCGGCCGGTCCGTTCCGCTCGAACATTTGGAGGCAAATCCGTGGGAAACCCGTTTCTGACTGACGTTCCTTTCGTGGCTCTGGTCCGGGCTGTCCGGGTTGTCGGCGGGGAAGAGGTTGAATCCCTGGACGAAGACACCCGGCGGATCTGGTTCCGGGTGAAGCCTCGCTTGACTCCGGACCCGATCGGCACGGGCGAACTGCTGCCGGATGACCACTATCGATTCCCCCATCCGATCCCTCGGGATCTGTTCACCTGGAGGTAACAATACATGGCTGACTTTCTGGTGTTGCGGTTTTGCGATGACAACGGAAACTGGTCCGTCCCTCGGAAGTTCGATATTTCCTCTGGGAAAAATCCCGTCATCAAGCTCCCGTCGTCTGGCTTGTTTCGCTCCAGACAGATTGAAATTGTGGTTGAAGCTCCGGTCCAGGTCGTGGTGACCGGAATGGAAATCGAGGTAACCGATCTTGGCAACTAAAATAATGAAGCCCCGGACAAAGAATCAGTATGAGCAAGACCGATGGGAACAAGCTCTTGCCGACAAAGCTAATGAATCAGGCGTTGATCTTACCAGCCTGACAACTCGCGTGTCTGCTCTGGAATCATGGAGAACAACGGCCGCGGGGCTGATCGTTGATCTGCAGAACGAGAATAAAAACCTGTGGATTATGTTGGCGTTTATGTCCGGGAAAAGCCAGGCCGTGAGCCAGGATGAGCTGTTAAAAATTCTTTCTTTAATGAGGTAAAAATATGGGTTTCAGTCCGAAAAAATTCTACCAGGGAACTCTGACAAACAGCGCTGCGGATCTCTACACCGTGCCGGTGGCAACGTCCGCTGTGTTGAAAGAGATCACGCTCGTCAACTATACGGCCGGGGCGGTAACCGCGACCCTTCACCTGGTTCCGTCTGGTGGGTCCGTTGCGGACGGCAACAAAATCTTTGACGCGGTTTCTCTCAACGCGCACGAAACAAAAACTTTTCCGCTCTCCCAGGGCATGTCAACGGGTGACAAATTGTCTGGCTTAGCCTCTGCCGGAACCGCTATAAATATCTTTATGTCGGGGTTTGAGATCGTTTAATCACGATCGGAAAGGGTGGTGATTTTATGGGCAATTTCATTTCAAAGGCGTGGGACGACCTCACAGGTAAAACCGCCGCCAAGGAGGCCGCTGACAAGGCGCGTGATGCCTCGAACGCAGGAACTACCGCCCAGCTCTCAGCAATCGACAAGGCCCGCCAGGAATATCTGGATCAAATCCAACAGGCCGGGAGGTCGATCGACAAGGGGTATTCTCTCGGAAATATCGAGCTGGCCGGCGGGGAAAACAAATCCATCCGGGCGCTGAATACCTCAAGTCTGAACGCCCAGAAAACCCTGGCGGATTCCGGAGACCGGGCCGGGAAAACCATCGGCCGTGGAACTAGCCGGGCCGTATCGAGTCTGACGGGTGCCGGAGTGCAATCCCGGGGCGATGTGACCAGCGGATACGATTCCGGAATCACTCGGACGGAACAGGCATTAGCGGCCGCCCGTGCTGCCCAGCAACCGTTTAACGATGCTTCGAAATCCGCCGCAACAACTGGAACCCTTGCCTGGCAACGTGCGCTTGGTCTGGTTAATGACGGCGTTGACCCCATGGCTCAGCTCAACAATTCCGCGATTGTGAAATATCGCCAGGAGAAAGCCGCCCAGGATCTGGCCCGGGCTCTGCGGGCTCGGGGAATCAACGACTCCGGAACCGGCGCCCGCCTGTCCGCTGAAGCCGTTGACCGGATCAATTCCGATGAGGCTGACAAGCTCGTCCGTGGTTTCCAGGACATGGCGCAATTCGGTATGCAGGGTGCCACCCGAGGATCGGACCTGGAAATGCAGGGCGGTCAACAGGTCGCCAATCTGAACGTTGGCAAAGGAAACGCCCTGGCGGACATTGGGATGAATACCGGGCTCAGGACGGCCAACGCTCTCCAGACCGGAGCCCAGAACCAGGCCAACGTGATCACCGACACCGGCAAGGGCGTTGCTGATTCGATCACCGGGACCGGGAAATCAATGGCCCTGATCCAGCAGGAGAACGCGAAGAACCGTGCTCAGAATTACGTTGATCAATACAAACTTCAGGCCGGTCTGAATCAGGATACCGGGAACAACCTGGCCGTTATGCGCGGAGCCATGGGACAGGCTCAGGCCGGGAACATGGCGAACCAGGCTCAGATTGCAGCGGCAAAGGCGAACCAGCCGTCAACGCTGGACACGCTCCTCAAAGTCGGCAGTTTTTTCTTTTAACAGGAGGCAATGAAATGAGACAGTATTTTGTTTTTGTTCTCGTCTTGGTGGCGGTTGCAATGGTGGCGTTTGGGTATCCTCAGCGCGATTTGATGACGGCTCCGAACGGTTGCATTTTCGGCTGGGACGATACAAACGGAATCTGGCGGCCGTTTCGGGTAACATCCTACGGGACAACCGCCCCTTGGCAGGTCGCCACCATGACCAGTTACGTGGTTAACCTCGCCACCAACACGGTCACGAAGCTGTCATCGGTTGCCAGTCTGACCCAGGGTGATGTTTTCACGTGGCAGGCCGGCGGCTCCCTTAAGTGGGGGTCTGCTGCCCTGTCATCCGCCACCGTCCAGGCTTCGGGGAACGCCATGGGCAACGGGGACAACTCTCCCTTTCCAATCGTTTACGGGGGGACCGGCGCGGAGCTCTCCTGGATCGCCCAATCGGCTGCAACCTGTAGCATGATCCTGAATGTGTTTTCTGGCTGGAGATAGCAGATGAAGAAATTTCTCTGCCTCCTGGTCCTGGTCGCCGGGGTCGCGTTCGCCCAGGCTCCGGGGACGCTGCCCGGATATCTTTCCGGGTTCCCGTCGCCGATGGTTGGATGCAGCCAGACGACGCTACCCTCCTGGCTCAACAGCGATTGGGCGCCGATTTTTAACGGGGTGAATCAATTTTCAAGGACCGCGGTTGCAGCGGCAAATTATCCTCGGCTTGATAGTCCAAGAACGGTCATGCTTTGGGTAAAACTGCTGAATTCGTCTGCTAATGGTTACTGGTTTTATACTGGACTCGCAGCAACCAGCAAGATTTTTTCCGTTGGTTTCAGCACAAGTCAAAAGCTCACCATCAATTTTTACGGGTCATATGCTCAGTGCAACCCGGCGTTTACCCCGCCCGTAGGATCCTGGACGCACATCGCAGTAACCTATTCAGGGGGGGACATCAGCAATACAAAGGCCTACGTCAACGGGGAATCAAAAGCCGTTACCACCTCGGCATCGGCAACATCTGCTCTTGCCTCCAGCACTATCTACCTTGGCGCATTTGGGGCAAGCACTTTTAGCAATTCCCAAATCGCCGAGGTGTCCTACTGGAATCGAGACCTACCGCCGGACGAGATCAAAAAATATATGCCAAAACGACTGAAGGGAACAGAGCCTGGATTGGTTTTTTTGGCACACGGCAACGACAATTCGCAGGAAATGCGAGACGATTCGCAAAATCGCTGCAATTTGACAGCAACAAACACCATAACCTGGACCCGTCGCAATGGTTACCCTGCCGGGGATATTCGAAGTCAGCGGTATTGCCTGAGTTTCGACGGAGGAGACGATATTGGAAGCGGCACCAATACTTTGGTATCGACATATCCCTACACGATGGAAGCCTGGGTTTTCACTCCGTCGCTGACTGCCGGAAAAGAATGTTATCCGATTTCCTTGGCATCGTCGTCATCTGCCAGCGCCTACGCTTACATCGGCACATACAATAATGCAGGCACCTACAAGGTCACGTTCAACCGCAATTCAACTCCCGTTGAATACACCATTGGAAACGCTAACGTCATAGGCCAGTGGGTTCACGTCGCTATGGTCGCATCTGCGGCACAAGCCCTTCTCTATGTCAACGGGGTCAACGTTGCCACGGACAGCAGCACCAAGGCGTTCAGCCCCGACTACAACCGCCTTGGAATCGGCGCGATTCGATGCTCAACCACGTATTACGGGTATGGCAAGGTTGCCGAAGTCAGGCTTTGGAATACGGCAAGGACCGGTGCGGAAATCCAGGCGAATATGTATACCCAACTCATCGGCAACGAGAGCGGCCTTTGCTCCTATTTCCGAGGGTCAGAAGGCGCCGGAACTTCACTCGCAAATATGGGGCAGGAGGCCGTATCGTCGCTTCTGGTGAACGGCCCCGCCTGGGTTGGAAGGGATATCCCCTGATGCGCCGCGCCCATTACCGATTCCTGCTCCTGGAGGTAATCGTTTTCATTCTTCTTTTCATCGCGTTCGATCTGGTGGTCAATGCCGGTTCGCTGTTCTGGTCGTGGTCTGCGGACTGCTGGGGTGATTTTCTGGTATCGCTTGCCGGAGGTGTCAAATACTAACATGGGCGATCAATGCGGGTTTCACGATGCGTTATTGAAGCGTGTTTCGGATTTGGAGCGTGATCTTGCCGTGGCGGTATCAGACAGCAAGCACGCAAGACAGGAGGCGCAAGACATGAAGGAAAACATGCTGACACTGACGGCCACGGTGGCGAGTCTGGAGAAAACCATTACCCGATGGGGGATCATATTCGGCGTTGCGTCCGGGGCGTTCGGCCTGCTGATCACGTTTAAGGACCCGATCCTGAGACTGCTGCACCTGGGGGTTTAACATGCTTCCCATCCAACAACATATCGACTGGTCCACCGTTGAAGGTTTCAAGGCAACGGAACCCTGGGGGGATCCTGACCGGATGGACCCGGCTCTGATCCGGGAGCTGGTTCTTTTCCGGAAATTCCTAGGCCGGTCCGTGGTCATCCATTGCGGGACCCAGGGGAATCACGTCGAGGGCTCAGCTCACTACCGGGGGCTGGCCGTTGATCTCCACGTCCCTGGCATGTCTGCGCTGGATGCGTTCTTCGCTGCTGCCCGGTTCGGTTTCCATGGGATCGGCGTTTATCCTGATTGGCATAATCCGGGGATCCACGTCGATCGGCGTGACCTGGCCACCGGAGAGCCAAGGGCTTTTTGGATGCAACGGCGCGGGGTTTATATCGCCCTGAATGCCGCAAACTTGAATATCAAAGGAGCGTAATTATGTTGATGAAACTGATCGAGGTTTCCCCTTATCTGCTGGTTGGCTTGGCCCTGGTTCTCCATGCGGCCGCGTATTATATCAACGCCCGGGCGAAGGCTGACCCGGCAAAGACCTGGGAAGATGAATACGCCCCGACCGTCCAGAATGTTGCTGACCTGGGCTTCAAGGCCGTGGAATGGTTGGGCTCTATCAAGGGATGGGACGGGGCAACGAAGCTGGACGAACTTCTGAAACTCACCCGCCAGGTTGAAGAGTTGTATACGGCCGGAAAGAAGACCGAGGCGGTCACCCGCCTGCTGGCGTATTACTGGGATGCCCGCGGGAAGGCCGGCCAGGCTGGTCTGATTCCGGTCCTCCCTGATGCTGTAAAAAACCCTCCGTCCGCCCCGGTATCTCGGTAAGTATCGGGGCCGCGGAAAGCCAGGTGGGCATTAAATTGGGTGCCGCTCTGGCCAGGCTGAAGATCGCCCGCGGGGAAAAACCTTCCTGGGGCGTTGAATGGAAATTCTGAAGGAGGTCCGTCATGGGACTGAGTATCAATGATCTGTATGCGCCGGCTCGTCCGACGATCGACGTGGCTCCGCTGGCTGCTGCTTACGGGAATACCGGGGGATGGGCTGACGCTCTCCTGAAGATCGCGGATCAGCGCCGGAAGAAGCAGGACGCAGATCGGCAGTTCAAGCTGGAAGAACAGCGGGTCCAGGATCAGAAGGCAACGAACGATCTCGCCCGCCAGAAAACCATGATGGACATGAACCAGAAGAAGCGGGACGTGATGCAGGAACAGGTTGTCGGGGACGTTGGGAACAGTATCAATACAACGTTCGGCACCCTGGCCCCGTTGGCGTCTGCTGTCGCTGGAATCCCTGGTGTCATCCCGACCACGGTCCCGACCGGCGTCACCCAGAAAGCCCAGGTGGACACGTTGCGTGGACAAGGCCGCATGGATGAGGCGGCGAAGATCGAGGATTACGCGATGAAGCCGGTGGAAGGTTTGATCAAGCGGGGCATGTATGACCAGGCGGCGAAAATTGTGAATTCCAACCCGGTCGTATCGGCTGAGTTTGGCGGCCAGACCACGGGCGCGGAGCTGAAGCCCCCGGTTAAGTATGCGTTCCAGGAAGGCCCGGGCGGGTCCGTGATGGCTGTGAATCCTGAAACCCTGGACGCGAAGGAAATTATCAAGGGTGAACAGAAGCCGATCCAGGTGGGACCGGGCACGATCCTGCTCGATCCGACAACGAAGAAACCGATCTTCACGGCCCCCTTTGCTCCCAACCATGGGGGCGGGTCTGGCGGATCGGGCTCCGGCGATTCGATCAAGGAAATGCGGATCTATGCGGACCTGGTGAAGAAACAGGAAGGCAACATTGCGGCTCTCCGCAAGAAGGCCGGCGAAACCATGATGCCCGACCAGGCGGCCACCCTGAACGCCCTGGCCGATCAGATGGAACAAGATCCGGATTACGTTTCAACGAAGATGGTCCTCTCCCAGTTCGTGAATAAGCGGTTGCCTGGTGGCGGCGCCGGCGGGAATTCGATCGACCATTCCTATGGTGGCCTGGGCGGTTCCGCTCCGAAGGCTCCGGCCGCTGCTGCTCCCATGGGTTCCGGGAAGGCTGCTCTTGAAGCGATGAAGGCGAAGAAGAAAAAATAAGGGGGCCCCTGTGAGTCTGAAGAAAATCGTTGCCGCTGTTCACCCCGATCTGACTCCGGACGAACAAGATGAATTCGTCCGCCTGCTCCCGGAAAACCCCGACGTGCTGGACCAGACCATGCGCGGGGCGTATAACGATTGGGACGCCCTGAACCCGGAGGAAAAAACTCAGCTGGTCGGCGGCCATTCCGAGATCGATCGGAACATGGCAACGGCCAAGAATTTCCGGGCTGCTCAGAATGAGGCGGACAACCAGCCCTCTGGGAATTTCGGCCTGGATTTTGAGAATCCTGAGCGGGCCCTCCTGGTCGATCCTGGTCCCTCGAACGTTCTCGAGTATGGGGTCAATGCAATTCAACGCGGCGCCCTGAAAACCCTGCCCCTGGTGAAGAAGGTGGGCGGATTCCTCGAGCGGACGTATGGGGGGTTGACCGGGAATCAGGATTGGGAAAAGTCTGGCCAGGCTCTGGACCAGGCGGCGGCGATTGATCAGCAAGCGATTGATATAGCTCTGCCCCCGGGGACTCCTTCCGTGAGTGATACCGGGATCGGCGTTGACTCGTTGCCGATGAATGTCCTTCAGGGAACTGATGCGGCTGTCGAGATGGCCCCGGACCTGGCCATGATGGGCGCGGCAACGGGCGGAATGAAAGCTCTCGGGGCTGCGGAAAAGCTGGCTGAGGTGGCCGGCCCTGCCCTGGTGATGGCTCCCGGATCGGTGACGAAAACCAGCGATTTGATTGAGCAAAAAACCGGACAGTTTTCCCCGGCAACGTCCCTGGTTGCTGGCTCTGCTGAGGCTCTGCTCTGGTCTGGTGCGTTGCAGCGGATCATGGGCGGGGGCGCTTCTCAAGAGGCGGCTCAGAATATCCTGACCGGCATGGCTCAGCGTGGGAACTGGGGGCGCATTGCTCAGATTGCCGGAATGACCGTTGAAGGTGCGGCCCGCGAGGCTGCGAAGATGGGCGCCACCGGGACCGCTGCGGATCTGATGACCCAGGCGGCTGTGAAGTCGGTTGATCCGACACAAGAGATTGATCCCGTGAAGGCCCTGGTTGAAGGTGGTGCGCCGGCTGCATTTCAAGGTCTGGCTCTCGGGGCTCATGGCGGAATGTCTGAAGGTATGGCGGCGCGTGATCGCCTGGCTGGTGTTCCTGCCATGCCGGCGGATGCGGCGAAGTCGTTCGTTGCAAACCTTCCGGAATTTGTCGGCAACGATCTGGCTCCTGTGGCTGAACCTGTTGCGGATCCTGCTCCGGTTGCTCCTGCTGAGCCGGCAAAACCCGGGCCCATGTCGGGGATCGATTTCACCCCTCCGGCTCCCTCGGTGCTGCCTGTCCAGCCGGCTGGCGTGATGACCGAAGCTCTCCCTGGCCAGGTCGGGATCGAAAGCAAAGCTGTCACCGCGAAGGGTATGGCGGTTCCGGTCCGGTTCCGCGTGGTCGATGCTGACCAGGTGTTGACATCGAACCAGGAAGGGTATCCGGTTGATATTCTCCAGGGTCGGGACAGAACCAGGGCGGCAAGCGTTGATCAGATAAACAGTATTGCTCAGGGCCCTCGAGCCGAGGAACTGATTACGGATTTCGTGAAGGCTTCGGACGGGGCCCCGGTGATCGGACCGGATGGCCTGGTCGAGTCTGGCAATGGTAGAACCATCGGGCTGAGAATGGCCTACGATGCCGGCAACGGCGAAGGATACCGGCAGTATCTCCTGGACAACGCTCAGAAGTTTGGCCTTGATCCTGCTGCAATTCAGGGAATGAAGAAACCCATGCTGGTCCGGGAACGGACGGCCGAACTGTCGCCGGCTGATCGTATGGCGTTTGCTGACCAGGCGAACCAGCGGAGCCAGCTGGCCATGTCGGCAACGGAACAGGCCATGAAGGACGCCGGCGCGGTCCCGGAAATCCTGGGGGCGTTGAATGTCTCTGAGGACGGGAACCTGAACACGGCCGGCAACGCTGGATTCTTCCGGGAGTTTTTCCGGCGGACCTCGAGCGCTGAGGAAATGGGCCAGAACATGACACCCACCGGGGAAATCTCCCAGACCGGCCTGGCCCGCGTGAAAAATGCTCTGTTTGCCTGGGCGTATGGTGACCCCAAGGCGGTCGGAACCCTGGCTGAGGATCCGGACGCGAATGTGAAGAATGTTCTCAACGGTCTGCTTCGTGCTGCTCCGGACACGGCGAAGGTCAACCGGGATATTGCTGACGGGGCCCTGTTCGATGCGGGTATCTCCGGGGAAATCTCGGAGGCTGCGAATAAACTATCTGAGCTGAGGCGCCAGAAGGAAACTGTTGATGGATACCTGGCTCAGGGGCAACTGATCCCGGACGGCATGAGCGAGGCGGGGAAAACGTTCCTCCGGTTCCTGGACCAGAATAAACGGTTCCCGAATAAGATTGCGAACCTGGTGAAGGAATACAACGATTTGCTTCGCGGGGCTGGTGATCCCAGACAGCCCACCCTGTTCGGACCTGCTGAAGCCCCTGACAAGGCGCTGCTCCTGAAACATGCCATCGAGAAGGTGGACGCGGATCCGCGTGATAGGTTCGCGCCGGCTGCTCAGGATGGGGCAATAGCCGCGTTTCAGGATGGTCCGGTATCGCCTCAGAATTCTGCTGAGCCCGCTGGGTCTACCGGGTCTGCCCGGTCCGCTGAACCCTCTGACGGCATCCAAAACTTCGACCAATCCACCGGCCGGATCGATCGCCGGGACATGACCCAGGACACCGTTGACCCCACCATCAAGGCGCCCGTGAAGCGCTCCAAAATTATGGAGTTATTCCAGGCTCTTCTTCCGATCCGCCAGGGGAAAATGAAGGCCCCCCAGAATGTCCTGGGAACATATAACACCAAGGAGCAACTGATCCGGCTCCGTGACGGCAAGGATATTGAAGTCGGCTCCCACGAATTGGGGCATCATCTCTCCGTGCTGATGGGCTGGAATGATGCAACGCTGGCCCCGTTCTCCGGGGAACTGCTTCCGATCTCTTCACCTGGCAAGGGCGGGAAACCCACCCTCCAGGAAGGGCTGGCGGAATTCGCCCGGTATTACCTGACCGACCCAATCAAGGCCGCTCAGAAGGCTCCCGGATTCCTCGTTGAATTCCAGAAGCGCCTGGCTGCAAACAAGGAAATGAACACCGCAATGAACACGATCCGCGGAGAGATCGAGAACTATTTCCGCCAGGATCCGGTGATGCGCGTGATCAGTAATATCGACGTGCCCGGGGCCCCCACCCTCTTGGAAAAATACCGGAAGCTGTCCGGGAATTTCGGGGACCTTTACAAGACCGTGGTTGATCGGCTCGAACCCCTCCGGAAAGTGGAAATGGAAATGAACGGCGGGAAACTCCTGCCGGCATACCTGAGCCCCTACAAGATCGCCCGCCTGTTTTCCGGGGCGATGGGCAAGGCCGCGGCGTTTATCGATCACAAGCCGTTTGATTATGACACCCTGAAGTTTTCCGGGAAGGGGCTCCGGGAAATCCTCGAGCCGGCCGGGAATCGCCTGATGGATTTGCGGGCGTATCTGGTGGCCAGGCGGGCGAAGGAAAAGTATTTTCAGCAGGGGCCCCGCGGCAAGGACGTTGATACCGGAATCAAAATCGAGGATGCGCTCGAGACAATGAAGCGCTTCGATGACCAGGTGATCGGGAAAGATCGTAACGGCAACGATCGAAAATTCTCGGACGTGGCCCAGGATCTCTACAAATACCAGGACCAGGTGATGCAGTATCTGGTTGATGGCGGGATCCTTTCCTCTGCGGACCGGGCTCTGATCCGATCGAAGAACCAGGACTATATTCCGTTCTATCGGATCATGGGCGAACCTGGCGAAGGTGATCTCACGATCGGCGGCGGGTCCGGATCCGGCTCAGGGTTCGAGGTTAAAAACTCTCCGGTCAAGAAAATGAAGGGGTCCACCAGGGACATTATTGATCCGCTCGAGAGCGTGATCAAGAACACCTACGCTTTCATCCAGGCGGCCGAACGTAACGCGGTTGGCCAGGCCCTGGTTAATCTGGCCAGGAAGTCCGGCGGGATGGGAAAATACGTTGCGGAAATTCCTGACCAACAGAAGGCGATTCAGTTTTCCCTGGATGAGATCCGGAGACAGATGACCCCCGCGGAACTGTCCCATTTCAACGCTCTGCCTCAGTCGCTGCAGGATAAAATGTTCATGGTTTTCCGGAAGGGGAACACTCCCCAGAAGGGCGTGATCTCGGTATTCGATGGCGGACAACAGAAACTCTACCAGGTTCATCCGGAGATCGAGAACGTTCTCAAGTCTTTGGATCGTGAGACCGCTCCGCTTTGGATTCAGCTGATGGCCAAGCCTGCCGCGTGGCTGCGGGCCGGCGCCACCCTGACCCCGGAATTCACGGCCAGGAATATCGTGATGGATACGCTTTCGTCTGCGCTGTTCTCGAGATACCAGGCCGTCCCGGTGGTCGATGTGCTTCGGGCTGTTTTCCATGGGATCTCAAACACTGGCCGGCGGTCTGAAACATACTGGAAATGGATGGCTTCGGGCGGGGCTGGTGCTGAGCTGGTGGCGTTGAACCGGGAAGGTCTGCAAGGTGAATTGCAACGGGTCCTTGAGAATCCCAAGGGGCTGGCCAGGTTCACGAACCTCATCACCTCACCCATCAAAACCCTCGAGCTGATGTCAAAGTTTTCGGAACAGGTGACCAGGGTCGGAGAATTTACCCTGGGTTTGCAGAAAGAGAAACCCGGAAAGGCTGGTGCCATGGAGGCGGGTCTCGCCTCGCGTGATGTGTCTCTGGATTTCGCCAGGATGGGGGCGGTTACCCAGAACTTAAACCGGATGATCGCCTTCCAAAATGCCGCGGTCCAGGGTATTGATAAGTTCATCAACGGATCCGTGGATTCCTTCCGGCGTGACCCCGTGCAGATGACAGCCCGGGCGATGGCTTACCTGGTGATGCCCACCCTTTACGCGTGGATGGCGAACAAGGATGATCCGCGGTATCAGGACGTGGAACAGATTGTGAAAGACACCCACTGGATTCATATTTCCGGGCCGTCGATCACTCGGGCGGAATGGGATAAACTCACCCTGGACCAGAAGGCCGCCCTGGTGAAAAACTCAGTCTATCGGATTCCCAAGCCCCGGGAATTGGGGCTGCTGTTCTCCAGCCTGGTCGAGCGCTGCGTTAATAAATACTACCTCAAAGACAAACACGCTTTCGATGATTTCGGCGATTCCCTGAAGGCGGCGTTTATGCCCAACGTTATCCCGACTTCCGCGGCGCCGATCGCGGAGCATATCCTCAATAAATCCATGTGGACCGGTCAGGATCTGATCCCGGATAATCAGATGAAGTTGGAACCAGAATTACAATTCGGACCGAAAACCTCTGGGACCGCGAAGGCCATAGGGAAAAAGATCGGCGTTGCTCCGACCGTGCTGGACAATTACGGCCGCGGGTTCGGCGGCGGAATGTTTGCCCATGGTATCGGTGCCGTCGATGCGGCCGGTGAAGCCCTGGGGATTCTCCCGAAAACCAACAAACCGGAAGCCCAGAACCAGGACATTCCAGGCGTGAAGGGTTTCGCCTATCCTGCGTTCCAGCGGTCGGAGATGGTGAAGCGGTTCCGGAATCAGTTCAACGATGCCTCTCGGAAGTATGAAACCATGAAGTATTATTTCGAGCATGGCCAGGCTGACGAGGCGAAACAGAAACAGGCGTCCGGCGTATATGCCAAACTGACCGAAGTCAACAAAGCCCTGGGGCAAATCAGCGAACGGATCCAGCAACTGACCGATGACAAAAAAATGGACCCCAAACAAAAGGCGAACGAGATTCAGAAAATGTATATCCTCAGAAGCGAGACAGCCCGCCAGGGGTCGTTGATCTATGACAAGCTGGACCAGCTCCATGAGGAGTCGAAAAAGAAATAGGTATTGATCAGCCCGGGTGGGTTGTGGTTATCTTGGTTTCCTCTCAAAAGATCCTCTCATTTCTCCCCTGGGCAAAAAGCCTGGGGGATTTTTTTGTAAGCCGATCTGGTTACAACTCAATACGGGAGGGTCATTTTCTTTCCCGCGGCCCGGGCGAAGTGGATGTATTTCTGTGCGGTCTCCAGCGTGGTCCAGCCCATGATCTCCATGAGGTCTCTGAGGCTCATCCCGGAATCGAGAAGGAACGTTGCAACGGTATGCCTCAGTCCGTGGAACCTGCGATAGGTGATCTCCAATTTTTTGCAGGCTTCTTTCATGCACTCATGCGGCCAGTTCCGCGAGTGATCGAACAGTTCCGGGAAGAGGAAGTCATCCGGTTTTCCCTTTCCAGCATAGGCGGACAGGAGTTTTCTCAGCTCCGGGTGCATCGGGATATATCGGATCTGCTCCCCGTGGCCCTCGGTTTTTACCGATCGACACCCGACCAGGTTCTTGTCCAGGTTAATGTCTCGCCGGCGGGCGAGGCGTATCTCTGATCGTCGGACGCCGGTGTAAAGCGTGAAAAGAAACGGGCCCTGGAACGGATGCCCATGGAAATACCATTTCAACTGTTTGATCTCTTCCTGGGTATAGAATCCGATCCGCTCCGGGTCCTTCGTGAAAATCTTTAGCGTCGGCCAGGATCTGACGGGAACCTCCTTGATCAGACCCTCCTTCAGCAGATACTTGAATAATCCTCGGAGAAGGATCAGCTCATCGGTGATTGTTTTGTTGGTGACCCCTGCCTTTTGCCTGGCTGCAACGAACGCCGATACCTTGTCTGAGGAAATTTCCCCAACGTGTTTCACCCCCAGGCCGGCGTGAAGGGTCCGGAGCTGGCTGACGTATAACAGGCGGGACCGCTCCTTCAGCTGCGTTGCCTTGTGAAGGAGGAATTTCTCGATCGCCGTCTGGAAGTCGATCTTCTGAGGCGTGATCCCGTGGGCGAACAGTTCCCGCTTTGCGTCCCATTGTTTCTGAACCTGCTCGGCCAAGGTTTTATTCTGTGTGCGAAGGGCCCGGACTTTGGTATCTCCGCCTTCCCTCCACTGGTAATACCACCACCCTCGTTTCTCGTAGATACTGCTCATTCTGTCGTCCTTTACTACCCGTTTACTACCAGGGCTAAAATCAAAACCGGAGATCCGCTTCCTATGCTGATCTCCGGTCTGTCATTGCCTGGGGCGGGACTTGATTTTGAGTAGGAACCATTTTGAAAGAAGCTGAATTGATGAGCGATTCCCGATCTGAGTCGGAAATAAATTGAATAAAATTGAATTGTTTTACTACCATTTTGCGGACCGGTTACTGCCAGACCTTTCTTCCCGATTCTGGCGCAGAATAATTCAGATAGAACGGCTGAATTATTGTCAAATAAATGAACGCCTCAAATGAATAAACCTCTGTGAGTTTTTTGAAATACGCGTCTCCATTTCCGATTACCCTGCCAAGCCTGACTAGATCATTTATTTCATCTTGGTTTGGTTTCAATCTTCCTAGCGTAAAAAACAAGTTTGTCCAGTGACCTATTTCTTCGAAGTTATCATTTGAGTTTTTTATTTCAACGCAGCATTGAGCGGCTCTTTCCAACTTTGTTTTCAATAAGTAATGGTTATATTCCGGGCTCTTAATGAGCAGCAATAGTCTTTTATTTGATCCTTCTGAATACTCCCTGTCGATCCATTCTTTTTCGGATGGTTTAACATTTGGAACAGAATTATTCAGTTCTGAAAGTGAAATGGAAAGCCTGCTTAAAAATTTTAGTCTTTCTGATTTTTTGAAAAATGAATAATCAATTCCCAGTGCAAATGATGATTTCATGGAAGCTACCAGGATAATAATAATTAAGCAAAACGCCCTTTTCATTTAAGTCCTCCTTACCATTATTGCCCCGATTACTCTTCCTTCAACGTTGACCTTCATGTTTTTGTCGAGCTCGATCGGTTCATAGTTTTTATTGTCCGATTTGATCTTCCAACCCTTTCCGGGAATCCGTTGAACCCGCTTGATGTAGCGGTGGCCGTCGATCCAGAGAACGAAAATACCGTCGTCTGGGATTGTGTCTCCTGTGTTCACCAGAACTCTGTCATGGTTCAAAAACGTTGGGGCCATGGAATCACCGCGAACCTCAATTACCCTGACCTTGGCCGGATCGACGCCGTTGAATTCCAGGCGAAAGTCTTCGGTCTTCATAATGAAATAACTTTCAATGGTTGCCTGTCCTGGCACAACGCCATGACCGGCCGAGGCTTCAATGTCGAGCTCTTGAATGTAGACGTATCCCTCTTTGGGTTTTATTGGTGGTTCCTCACCAAGCAGGTCCCCCACTCCAACGTCAAGCGCTGATGCCATTCTTTGAAGCGTCTCCAGCGTTGGGTTTCCGTTGGTGTATTGGGAAATGTTCGGGAGCTTGACCCCCAACTTTTCCGCAAGCGTTTCCCTAGAAATGTTTTTTTCTCTTAAGATCCTCTCCAAATGCTTCTTAAAAGACATATCTTATTTTCCTCTTGACACTTTTTAAGCTATAGCTTATTCTCAGGACGTCGAAACACCAATCGACAAAAGCGCAATAGTTTTTAACCATCACGAATCTGGTGACTACTAACTAGGCGTTTTAAGAGTGGCCCGGGGGCGGCAACCCCCGAACCACTTACAACTGAATAAACAACCCGGGATGAGCGGGTCCTGATAATTTTAGCATAAAACGGCCCTCGAGGCCAGTTTTTGGGACCGCCCTCCAACTGCTCATCCCAGTTCGGAGGGCGGTCTGTTTTTCCAGGAGGAAGCATGGACAACGCCAAAGAGATCGCCAGGCACCTGGGTATTTTTCATCGGCGATGGATGGACAGGCTGGAGGCGTCTGAATACCTGGGCATTTCGGATCGTCATTTTGATGTGACCATTCGGCCCCACATTCGTCCCGTTGCTCTGGGCAAACGCCTGGTTTACGACCGCAACGAGATTGACGCGGTGATGGAAAGCAAGAAGATGCCGGAATTTCCCGGCTAAAAAATAAACCGAGTCGGAAGACTCACAAGGAGAAATCTAATGGAAACCAAGGAAGCCAAAGTGAAAGCCCCCAAGAAACCCGTGAAGGGCCTGGCCCCGAAGAAGTTGCCCTACGTGATCGTTCGCACCTACAGCGCTGGCGTGTTCGCTGGTGAGTTGTTCGAGCGCAACGGGAAAGAGGTCCTGCTTCACAATGCCCGCCGTATCTGGCAATGGGCTGGCGCTGCCAGTCTTAGTCAGTTGGCCCAGGAAGGGACCAAGAATCCGGGCGGGTGCAAATTTCCGACCCCGGTTGATCAGGTCATTCTGACTGAAGCAATCGAGATCCTGAGTGTTACCGACGTTGCTCGGGAAAACATCGAGAAGGTTCCTGTATGGAAAATGTAAAAGACGGCTACGGCTCCGGCTCCGGCTACGGCTCCGGCTCCGGCTACGGCTACGGCTCCGGCTCCGGCTACGGCTACGGCTCCGGCTCCGGCTCCGGCTACGGCTCCGGCTACGGCTCCGGCTCCGGCTACGGCTACGGCTACGGCTCCGGCGACGGCTACGGCTACGGCTACGGCTACGGCTCCGGCTCCGGCTCCGGCTACGGCTACGGCTCCGGCTCCGGCTCCGGCTCCGGCGAGTGAATGAGGAGGAAACCATGATCAAAAATCTGACCCCGCGCCTGGCGGA